CTTGAAAAACAACGCATTACACTATCTGAACAATACGGAGCAACGATAACCGAAAATGCCGAAACACTTGCTTATCTTAAATTAGACCTACAAAGGACGGAACAGGCTATAAGGGCGTTAAATTATGCGATAAAAGAGGGAAAAGGGAATCAGGAGGCTTTAACACAGCGTTTAATAGAACAGACTGAACAACAGGTAGTTTTGCGTCAGGCAATAAATACCACTACCGCCGCAATGCGTCAACAGACGGATATTGGTTTAGATAAACAGGCTAAGAAAGACGCAATTGCCACACAAAAACACGCAGAATCTCAAATAGGTTTATATAATTCCCTTTCCGCAGTCCGTAAGGAAATGATTAAGTTGGAAATGTCGGGGCAGAAAATGAGTGCAGAATATGCGGCATTGGCTGTCAGGGCAAAGCAACTTTCACAGGCACAGATTGAAGTTAATAACGCTACGAAAGGTTCGTTATCCATATTTACCCGTTTTGGTGATATGTTTGAAAGGATGGGTATTCGTATCATTGCGTCTTTAGTGTGGTGGTCGGCAATTGGTGCGGCAATAACAGCCGTTTATGAATGGATGACTAAATTATCAGATTCAGAAGAAATAGCGAAAAATAGATTAGATGCATTGACCGATAGTGTAAAAAACCTAAGTCAGACATTGGATAGCATGGATTTTGATAAAAAAACCAAACAAACGCAGGATTTATTTAAAGCAGAAAGATTGACTGATTACATAAATGGAGTAAAGAGTATTAAGAATCAGTTAGAAGGTGCGTATAAGGCATATCAGGATATTTCAAGTTTAGCACCGGGCGTATTAGACCAATTCAAAGACAAAGGAGAATTTGAAAAGAATTTTCGTTCTGATAAAATGAAGAAACAGTTGGATGATGCAAAAGAGTACATTAAGCTATCTGACGACATAAATATCCATGAAAAAACACTAAACGAAACAATTGCCACTAGGGATAAATTTGCAGGTGAAATAAGAGAAAATAGGGCAGAAAACAAGAGGTTAACGGGGGATGCCAGTTTTTCAACAGGGGGGTATATTGCTAAAGCGAAGTATGTAGCTGACTTAAAAGCAAACGAGGATAATTATAAGCAACTTGAAGAAAACTTTAAAATGTATTCCCGTACTATTATTTTGGAACAATCCAAATTAGCTGATAAAGAACGAGATTTATTAAATAAATATGGGAAAACTAAAGACGGTAAACCCAAGAAGGACAACGCCAAAGGTCTTGAAGCGGCGTTGGCTTTGGAAAAACAGTTGTACGAACAAAAGTTAAAAATTAATCAGGCGGAGTTTGATGCAAGTAGGCGTACATATACGGATAGTGAAAATCAACGTGCGAAAGATTTAGTGGCGGCTGAAAAGCATGGAGGCAAAATGGTCGACATAATAATCAAGTGGCATGGACAAGTAGGTGAGGATGAAAACAAGTATCACTCTAGGATATTGCAAGCGCAAAATGATTTGTTAAACATTCAAAACGCCACCAATGAAGCTGAATTAAAACAGGCAAAGGAAATTCAGGCAAAACACGAAAAAGTAAATGAAGAACTTGATAAAGAAATTGCAAAACTTGTTGAACTAAGAGATAAGTTAATCGAATTACAAGCTACCGATAAAGCTATAAAGGCAGAAGGTGCGGCGCATAGCCAATACGCAGAGGGAGGTATGCCATTCTTAGAGGCATTGGGTTATTCGGGTACGTTTGAGGAAATTGGGTCAAAGAACAGGGAAATTGAAGCAAAGAAAGCTGAAATTGAACGCAAGAGGCAAGAACAAATTGCGTATAATGCTACACCCGGCGCAAATGAAGTGGGTAGCAATAAGATTACTAATGAAATTCAAGAACAACAAAACCAACTTGACCAACTTTTAGTTGACAGGGATAAAATCAGGGATGATAAAATTATCAAAGGCAAAAAAGAGTTTACCGAAAAGTCAATCGAATTAGCGCAAAAGGCATATGATGCTATACGGGAAATTCAAGATAACCAATTTGCACATGAAGAAAGGCAACTTGAAATTCAGAAAGAGGCTTTGTCTATCCGTAATCAACAACAGATTGAAGCAATAAACGCTACTACAAACTTTGCTATAACTAAAGACAACTTATTAGCGGCACAGGCGGCAAGAACGGCGGCAAGGCAGAATGAGTTGCAAGCTGAATCAAATGCATTAGCACTTCGTAAAGCAGAATTTGACAAGCAAGCGGCAGAACAAAAAATAGAAATGGACACCGCAGTAGGTGTTATGAAGATATGGGCGGAATACGCTGATTTACCAATACTAGCGGCGGCATTATCTGCGGTGGTAGTTGGTATCGGTGCGGCTGAATATAACGCAGTGGCAAGCCAACCGTTACCACAGTTTGAGGATGGTGGAGTTACATCTACTTCACACTTTATTGCGGCAGAGGGTAACAAACCAGAATTGATTATTGCTCCATCGGGTGATGTTTCTATTGCGAGTAAGGAAGGTGTTTATACTGCTCCCATTGGTTCAACTGTAAAGAACGCAAGTGATACTGAAAAACTATTGAAATATGCAATAAACGGTATCGGTATAAATGGTATGTCAATGGGTATGCTTATGGAACAGCGTACTAAGCAAATGACTGATAAACGCATAGTTGAGGAATTACAGGACTTAAACCAAAGCCTTGTAAATACTCTTTATGCGACAAGAACACAACCCGCTAAAAACGACTTAAAGAATACAGTTGACAGGCTTTACAATACTAAAATGTTTAGGAAATAATGGCATTTGATAGCAACATAAAATTTTACCTTACCAACGAAGATAGTACGCTATACTATTCTGCTACTATTGACGAGTTCGGATCATGGCATGTGGGTAGTTCTCCCGCAGTGCATGACATAGATTTACCTGATGGGTGGACTGATATTAGCCTTATGTGGGATAGAGAGCCGCAATATTTAGGTATTTTTAGAAAGCAAGGTCAGGGGTTTAAGTTTTCGGGTGAAGGTCGTGCGATTATCTTAGATACATACTTTACGCAGGGAGGTAGTGAGGCTGAATTAAAACTAACCATTGCGGAACTGCAAACCGATTTCACTTACCTAACAGCTTACGATTGTTTTATCAATTTCGTTGACTTAGCTAATCAGTTTATCGGGTCTGAAACTATTGGAGAACAAAAGGGGCAATTACAGGTTACAACTATTGATAGCCGTATTTATAAAAACCTATCAGCGTGGGGCGGTACAAAGTTTAATATTCCTTTGTGGAATTTCTTAGGTGGCACTGCATGGAATACGGATGGCAAATGGATATTGCATGACGGGATAAAATTACTTTATTCAGCTAACTATACTTCGAGTGCAAGTCCAAATTCACCGTTGGTAATGGGAATATTTGGCAATTCAAATGGTGATGATATTCTAGGGGCGCATACGTTACCTGCAATGAATAGTTACAATATCACTCAAAATAACGGTACTACAACTTTTGTCGGTAATGATATTCTACAACCGTTTTTAATACAAGGTACACAACCGTTTCACTTAAACGAAATTTCTTTTACGGGAGTTAACGATAGCAGACCGGGTACAAGAGCGCAGTTTTGCCTTGAAAATATATTGCATTATGGTGCTACGGGGGTTGACCCGATAGATATGGATGTGAATATCCAATTGACATTAAAAACTGTTAATTGCGATGCTGTATTAATACCTTTCCACTTAGCGGCGGTAATCTATGAAATAGATATGTTTACAGATGTATGTACGTCTTATACACCACCCGGACACACAAGGTATATTGCAATGGAAATAGGTAGGATTGAGTTTCCTTATGGTTGTTTTGTTACTCCACTTAGCCATGTAAGCGCAATGCAATTGGCTTATGGCGCACCTTTTGATACATTAGACCCATTTGTGGGAGATGCAACACACGCACCATCAAAATTAAATGCTACTGTTAATTTGCAATTGAAGTATCAGAAATGTTATGTTTTTAGTTTGTTATTAGACAATACGCCACCCGGCGCAGGTTCTGCATTTTCAGGGATGGGTTACAGTCACAACACATTGAATGTTACCATAACCGATATGCGATTAAACTTTTTCAGTCGCTATAATTCGGGTACTTCATCGGTAGTTTATGATGCACCAATATTTCCACCTTCGCCAGTGATGGGATTTAATTTATCTACTTTATGGCAGAAATTAGTACCATGTTTAAATAGTGTTAGTTCTGATAATTATGGTTTCCCAATTATTCCAGTAGGCACTACATTTACGGGCGAAAGTACATTTTTAAGCACATCAGCAACGGACGTAGATAGCGACCCAACAACGGTACTTTGGACAAGCGGGAACGCACTTAGATTGATTGAAGGACAACCATACATAACGGTATCTGTAAATGATTTCTTTTCCGTTTGCAAGGGCGTTTATGGGTGTGGTTTATCTATCGAAGGGGATGCGATACGAATTGAGAAGTACGAAACATTTTTCAATGCCAGTTCTATGATTTACGACTTAAAAGATAATGTTGCAGATTTGAAATGGACTGATTGGCGCAATGACAAATGTTCGTCTATAAAATCAGGTTATCCAACACAACAGATAAACAATGATTTCGGTGTGGATAGCTTTAATCGTGAACAAAACTATACTACTCCATTATTGGCGTACCCTGAAACATTGGATTTAAGTTCGCCAATTATTACAGATGAATTTGCTATTGAAAAAGCAAGACAACAGCAGGGGGCAAATACTCCGAGTGCATCGAATGAAAATGTATTGTTACAGTATATTGATACAAGTGTGCCTTATGCGTTTACTGCATACAATCCTAGTCGTATTGCAGTTCCAACCGTTACCTATTCTTACCCTCAAAAGTATTATGGTGCGCAAGCGACAGACCCAACGGCAAGCCTTGCGCCTTATATTGCAGGTAAATATTACCCTGAAACTGCTTTAAATATACCGCTATCTCCATCTAGGAATTTGATACGCAATGGTTCGCTACTTAGGTCAATACTTGATTTGCAAGATGGTAAAAACATAACTTTTAGGAATCAGTATCAATTGCTATTTGATAACAGTAGTGTTCCAATACCGGGCATAAGCAGTAATGTTGTTGTAGGCGGTGCTGCTACTCCCTTTGTGGAATTGTTTAACGAGGTGGCGGATATTCCAGTGAACAACTTGCCAAACAAACTATTCAGACCTTTTGTTTTGTCTGTTTTGACGGCAACACCTGTTAATTTATACAACCTAATGAATACAAATCCATACGGATATATTCAGTTAACGTGGGCGGGTAGAATTTACAAAGGGTTCGTTTTGAGCATTACGCAGAAACTAGGTAATAATGCACCTACAACTATTGAATTAATATGCCATCCGTCAACAACAAATGCAGACCTAATGGCTATATAAAATTTGGGCGGATTTAACAGAATCCAAAGGCGGGTGTTTTATTTCAGTGTACTTTGATTTACTACACGCACCACATAAAACGAGTAAAAGCAGTAGATATTTCATAGTTGAATTTTCACAATAGTACGAATAAAAGTTGAATAAAGTTCTTTGACATATTTTTATTGGGAAGTAAAATAAAAGGTAATCAGGAAAGAATTTTGATAATCGGTAGATTTATTCAATAATTTTTTCCTAACTTTGGGTCAGAAGATAACCAAAGAGATTCATTTTGTTCTATAATGTTCGACATTATGTTATATAGAACAGACAGATACGGATTTTCTGTTTGTTTTTTGAAGCGGCGGAGCAAACAAAATGAGGGATTTAGGGAATAAAAAAACACCGCTTCGGAGGCGGTGTTAAGTGTTTAATTTTTTTTATCGAGCAACCTTTGCAACAGCATATTAAGGGCTGGAGCAAAAGCTACTAACAACGAAACTATTTCTGAGGTAGTCATTGAGAGTAGATTTGTAAAAACCAAAACAATTATCTCTTGTTTTGGTTTTTTTGTTCCCATATCTTGGGTGATAACTCGGTACATGTCCACCATGCAACTTGTCTAAATTATCCATAAGTATTCTTTTTATGCCTTTAGGCATTAGGAAGCGTTGGCAAAAAACAAAATAGAAAATTCCTACCGTAGTTTGTTCTATTTAACGATAATGTGAATTATAGCAACAATAATCTACCTTTTCTGACCCAAAGTTTTTCCTTTTCTTTTACTTCCTGATAAAAATATGTTCCGATGCTCGGCAACCAAAGCGATGTAGCTTAATTAAGGTTCTGATGTTGGATTATTAATATTTTAAAATGGAGTAACAATGGCAGCAATTACAATCAAGTCGGCTTTAAATTCAGTGTATTTTGGCGACCCAGCGGGAATACCGATTTTAGGGCAAGCACCTTTCGGACGGCAAATACAGCGTTGGCAGGACGATAGTAGCTATGTGCAAAAGTTTCAATTCAGCGATGCCATAACTTTGCAGTTCCATACTCAATATGGTGCGACTTCTAACGTACCGTTGTTATTCATTTGCGATAGATACGACCCACATACGGGGAATTTCCATGTTGTAGGTTCACCTGCGGATAATATCTTAACGGGCGGAACTTATGATTTTAATACGGTTTTCGGGTCAGGTTCGGGGTTGTATTGCAAGGGAACGCAGGTTATAGCGGGGAACAACTATTACAATCCATTTGACGGCACAACAACGCCTTTGCTTACTACTACATGGTCTTTTTCATGTAACGATATAGGGTTATCTACAAAGGGAACGTATTACTTATTGTTAGTAAACTATACGGGTGCAGGAGTTGGTACGCCTAATTACCTTTGGAGTGAACCTATTTATTTCACTAATAGCTTACCTTATACGATTCTGATTAATTCCCAATATAATAGCAATAAATCGGGGAATATCAACACCTATATTGCGGGGTGGAATACCGATGATGGTATATTGATAAACCCTTACTACCCTACGTTCAATGTGCGGGTAGAGGGATATTTGATACCTGAAAATCCGAAAGGGATAAATGTAGGGTACTTGCAGCAGGCTTACGACCAACAGCAGATTATGGCTTTGTTCAAGCGAATGAAAAAGCTATGTATCGGTGAAATATCGCAGGGAATACCCGATTATTTGCTCGAAACGGTTACATCGGCAATAATTGCAGATAGCTTTTGGATAGACAAGCCAAATAACAGCTTTATCATTTTCAACCCATCGGCGCAAACGTCATTAACGGATA